TGACTTTTGTCCTTGTAACTGGCGGTAATTGTAAAGTTTACACTAAAACTACGTCTTTCACCCTTTGTTTTAAACGGATAAACACAATGATGTAAGTGAGCCGGAAAAACATAGAAGTCTCCGACCTGTGGTTTCATCAAACAATTAGATCCCGTATGATTAGCTGCGTGTCCATAAACAAATTGTATGTGTCCATTAGCAGGATGGTGATCTTTATAATCTTCATCCCACTCTTCATCTATTCCTTCAGGCAACTTTAAATATCCTACACAGGATAAGTAGGACCCTAAATGAACATGAATAGGGTTATACTCATTTTCAAACTGACGAACAAACCATCCACTTGTAACATCTATTCTATAATCAAAAATATCAGGTTGTATGTTTCTTTTACCTAAAGAGGTGTATAACTCAGCGTGGCTTTGGTATTTCATTAAAAAAGTACCCATCTCCTTTGCCCAAAGCTGATCTAGCTCCTTAGTAAATTTTAACTCTTGAGTTACCTTACCAACGAGATTAGGCGACCAATCCTCCATATTCTCGTCCATAGCGTCGTTAAGCCTATCTACAAAGCTAGGTGACATTTTTTTATATCCTATAATAGGACTAAATGGTGCAAAGATTTCCTCTTCGTCTTTTGGTGTGTATATATTAGCCATGATTTCCCTTTCTATTTTAATATGGCATTGAAAATTCCCTTATTTTATTAACTCAAAATGAGGTCCATCCAAAAATGGGCGTCTACCTTCGCTACGTCTTAGGTCAATATAACTAGTCATAGCACCTTCCATGCTACTATTCCATTGAGCTATGTTTCCTATACTCCAAGCTGCTCCCCATTTAATAGGAACATTATGCTCTTTAGCAGCTTTAGCCATCGCATCAGCTATATCATCGTAAAGATTCAACTCCCATGATGCCCTCGAACCAACATAGGCCATGAGGTCGACGGCGTGACCAATTAAATGTTTTGATTTCATTGTTTTTGAAGCACCTTTTTGAACAAGTTCGCGCTGTTCGGCCTCCGATCTCATCCCGCAAATCACACCGAAATCCACTTTTGAGTAGTTTATGGCCGAGGTAACACACTTAACCATATCTGGATGTACACCCTCTAGTTTATCTAAAGATCTTTGACTTAATTTAAAACTCATTTTGTTAACCCTTTCTGCTTTTCATAAGTTCTAAGTCCTCCAATTCCGAGCATACCTCCGAGGACAGTAAGAAGTGTACCCATATCAAACTCTGGCAACTCTGGTATTTCTATACCAACTAATGCCACTACAAAAATAATAACTGGCTGAAGAACAAAGTGATAGCCAAAAGCAATCCCACAGATCCAACCAATGCAAGGACGCCACCCACCTTTAAACAGGCTTCCACTCGCTGCTTCTGCAGCATTAACCTTGACTTGAGCGAGGGCCAACTCTTGAGCGTGTTTTTCTGACATGGTTGCAATCTCATGGGATAACTTTCGTTTGAGATCTTGATCAGGTATTGCTTTATCTAGTATCTTAGATACTGGTTGTATAAGATTATCTAATAGCCCCATTATCCTCCCCTTTGTTTCCACGCTTGGCTAGTTGATTAAATCCAATAAAACTGCCGATTATTCCCATGTTGGATAATATCCAAATTTCGCCGATACCACTCAAGTGATCAATTCTATCTATAGGAACGACAGGTGTCATTAATACAATAATAAATACCGTTACCGTTATTGCAGAAAACCAAACCAAATGACGTTGCTGATCCTCTTTCTTGTCACGGTTCTCAAGCAAAATCATACGCTCTCTTCGCTCTAATTCTTTATCGTCTACAATCCCATCACCGTTTTTATCTAACAGCTCCCATGTAGAACCTTTTTGTAATTTTTTTTGTGTCATGTCGTTAACAACCATCCTCTATGGTAAAACTCTACTGTATCAGATTTTTTTCTTTGATCAAACAAATACCAACACACATTGTCCTTACCTGTATGGGGTGTTTCTGGAAACCACTTCACTCTACCGACACTTTGTATTTTTTGACAATAAGGTAAGTATTCTATGGCTTGTATCGTGTGCATCCAATCTGCATAGAACAATAACCAACTAGGTCTAATGGCAGATAAGTGCATAATCGTATTGTGTAGTACCTCTCTTGACCAAGGCGGGTTTGTAATAATTAAATCTGTATCTACACCTATTTCTTTTAAGGTTAAGTCAAATACATTAGCTTGTTTTATATCTTCTCTTTGTGGATGAATATCAGAACGCCACTTGCATTTTAAATCAGAAAACTGATCCATAGCATTTATAAGTGAACCGTTGCCCGCCATTGGTTCGGCATAAGAAATATAACCCTCTAAGTGAGGTAACAAAGGTTCTAACGCTTTTGCAGGCGTTGGATAAAAATCTTTATCTATCCTGCCAAACTCTGATCTTTTTCCCATTATTGTATAAATAACCATTTTGGAGGAAAAAGTATAGTCCAATAAAAAGCAGATAGAACAATAATGTACAATAAGAGGTCTTCAATTTCCATCTTGTTGTTTTTTCAACCATATTGCAAAGAAGATTAGTCCTACAAGAGAACATATTAAGATAACGACAAAAAGACCTTCAATCATTCTTTGTTTAAGTTCTTGTCTCTTGTAAATAAGCTCTTGTCTTTTTTTACGAATAGTACCCTCCATCTTCAACAAATCGTCCCAAGCCTTTACGCCAAACTTAAATTTAACGTACTGTTGCAACTCATATCTTTGTTTTTCAAGGGTTTTTTGTGCAACCAAAGACTTCATGGCAGCTTCTTCTACCGTGTCACCGCTCAACATCTTTTTATAAAAAGGTGGGTTTTTGCAAGTCTTAACTGCATTGTCTATGTCACTGGAGGCATTCATCCATCTTGACAGATCACCGCTCATCTGTTCAATGTCCCGCCCCATAGCAAATGCTTTTTTTATATTGTTAAAAGCTGCTGTACTTAGGCTTACAGCCGTTGCAATACTAGCGGGATCCAACATTAGAATATTCCTTTAAACTTCTGAGGTCTAGCAATCTTGCTGAACCCCTGTACAACTCCTCCCTTACTTTTTTTGTTTGCGGTTGATAAAGCTATAGCCACAGCCTGATTTTGAGGATACCCCTCGTCTCTAAGCTTGCTTATGTTCTTACTTATTGTTTTCTGACTAGAACCTTTTTTTAAAGGCATTTATGAACAACCGTGGTAATTACCACCCTTGATGGCTGCCCCCATACCTCTAACCGTCATAGTCGTCAGCTTAGTAGGAACTTGTACCTCTTTAGCCTCGCCATAAGGTATGGTGCCCTGACCCTTGATTTCTGCAGACATTGTTGCCTTTGGTGCAGGACCGGGTGTGTTTGTAACTATTTTAACTTTTCTAGCCATTTTTATTAGCTCCTATTTTAATAAATCTTTGTAATAACCCATTAGTGTTTCCGCTTCTTCTATAGCAGCTCTTGATCTGTGATCATATGATAATCTTTTATTACGCAATTTTGATTTAGATGAACGTCTACTGGGACCTTTTCTTGTATCTGCATCTCCAATCTTATATGTTTTAACATCCTTTACCATTTTTTTTGCTTTAAGAACCATGCTATTTACCTCTCTGCTTTAACAGTTCTCTTTCCATTGCGCTTTGGATCCTAGCGTCGGTCTGGGCTTCCTGACTGGCTAACCTCTTATTAAACTGATCTGCTCTAATCTGTTGATTTTGTGCTTCCAGTTGTAGTTTAGCCCTGTCTGTGTTTGCCTCATTCTGTTCAGACTGTGCCCGAATCTGTAGCTCTTGCTCTTTTAGTTTTACCAGAGGATCAGGTCCTTGACCAGATATTTGTCCAGATAGTTGCTTAACCTGTTGCATACCTTGTGCCACCAACTGAGCCACCATAGCCTGAAACTGCATTTCCTGACCTTCTGCAGGCATAGGTCCTGCCTGTGCCATCTGAGCCTTAGCTTGTTCCTCGGCTTGTATCTTGACGTGTTCCAAAACGTGCTTTTGTAGTGTAGCTGCCACAGGTGGTACAGAAGCCACCATCGGTGTACTACCAAAGATCAGATGCGCCTGTATATGCGCCTGATGGTTCTGACCCTCAAACGCTTTTAACGTCATCATCTCCATTGCATTTATGTTTTCCTGTGCAGGGTCCAAGGGGCGCGGTTCCTCATCTGGCATAGACTTCAAAAGCCTGTCTACATCCGAAACACCTATCGCTTCATACATATCCCTATACACTTCATACATATTGTGTATCTCAGGGGCTTGGGCCGCTAATTGCATCTTGGTCTGCGCCAAAGCTATCCTCTGCGCCTGACTAAAGGTATTCGGGTTAGAAACAGGTAGGATATCCACCCGCTCGTCAAAGTCCTGCGCCATGATCTTTTGATCCTGACCCTCTACCGCATACGGATATTCCTGCGGTAAGAACTCACTCATTACCTTAGCCAACAGTTTGAACTCCAACCGCAGAGCGTAATGAAGCCTTTTGTGTACCGCGCTCATCACACGGCTACCCTGCTCCAGTAACGCCAGTGTTGTACCCACGGCCGCCTGTTGATTACCGTCCCCGACCTTCATATCGGTGATCGTCGCAAAACGCTGTCCCGCCTGAACAACAAAACCCAATAAATTAAATAACGTCTGGTCAGGACCCTTAAACGGTAATGGCATCAAGCTGTCCCTAATAGCACCGCCCGGTGCGTCTACGTCCCTAAATTCACCCGGCTGTAGAGGATCCTCGTCGTCCCTGATCCGCAGGCCACGGGCTTTAAAACCCGCAGGAAGATTAGATAACGTACCCGCATCTATCAACTGACGAAGGGCTGCGGTTGCCGTTCTGGATAACCCGCCAATCGTATGAATTAACCCCAGTCCATAAAAACCAAAGCCCGGTAAAAATTTAAAATGTACAAAATATTGTATTTTTTTCTTGAGGCTATCACCCTCTTTATAGTTTCTTCTGATTGACAAGATCTGACCATTGTCCTGAGAAATGGTTACAACATAAGGAAGCTTCACCCCTGTAGGCTCGCCCTCGTCGTCCACCTCCTCAAACCCTTTTAAGTCCAGATCCACATGACATTCCAAGAGCGTACAGTCATAGTCAATCTGGGAAGGTTCCATGCCCGATATCCTGTTGATCTCACCCTGTACCTCGGTCACGTCCCCTTGCACAGGTATCACGTTAATATCCCTATAGACCCCTGCCAGTTGTTGCTTTCTTAGGTCATTCAACCCCATACGAATAATATGCGTGACATTCGGACAGGTGTCCAAGTCCGACGTGTCATAAGGCACAATTAACTGTTCTGCAGGTACAAACTTGCTAACAGCCTGACCCATAACCTCATCAAAGTACACTTTCTTAAACGTACTGCCCGCCAACGGTAGATAAAACAGCATCTGATCCATGTCAGGCGTGTAATCCTCCATCACATTCGTAATATAGTAGTTCATAAAGTGACGAACCCGCTCGGACTGTTCCTGCTTGGCACGGGTATCTTCCCCCATAATCACCGTTCTAACAGGCCCTGAAGAAGGTAGTAGCTCGTTAAACGCCTGTGCCTGAAACTGCGTAGCTGCCTCCGCCAACAAAGGATGCGTCACGCCACTCGCGCCCCTAAACGGTTGGGATCTCTCCTCATAATTAAAGCCTAGAAGCTCCAGACCATCCGTATAAGCGTCCTCCCACTCCTGACGACTAGCCTTATTCGCATCAAACTCGCCCAGTAATTCAGAAGATATACGTCCCAGTTCCGTATCAGAAATCATCTCCGCAAGGTTTTCTGTAAATCCCGCCTCGGTTCTCTCCTCCTCAGGCTCGAAGTCCACCGTCACCCCGCCATCGTCTTCTTCCGTAATCTCAATCTCTATATCGGGATCCGTGAGCAACGGCTCGTCGGTACTGGGTATTTCTAGCTCTATCTCGGCCTTTAGATCCTCTTCGTCCAACTGCGAAGGGACGTTTGTGTCCATTAAACTTCCAACTGTGTCTACCATGTTATGTTCCTAAATTAGTAATACGCCCTCACCTTAACAGAATTTTCTTCATCTTGCCAGTCATCTGTTGGTAATTGTACAAAATTACCCTGACGATACCTCATAAGGGCCTGTGTCATGCTATCCACCAAGTCGTCATACTCACCATTCGGAAAGGCTGCCACCTCCTCTATCATCTCATCCGCCCACGTCTCATCGGGGGCCCAAACCATACCCGCCTCAAACAGCGGACTAACCGCATGAACCCTCGTCACCTTGTCATTACCCTTACTAGGCGTAAAATTCACAACAGGTATACCCGTCTGTCTCATCTCATGCGTCAACGGCATACCACTCGCCTTGGCCTCTACAATTACCGCATCAGGCTCCCAGTATTCCCACAACTCAAATGCCATGCCCTTCAACTCAGGAAAGTCCCACCGACCCTTCTTACTGTCCAACAAAATTAAATTAGGGGCTCCGCCCTCCTCAGGAAAGAATACACCCCACGTCGTAATCGCACTATAGTCACTCGTCTCCCTCTTACTAAAAGCCGTATCATAACTCTGTATCACATACTGCAACTGCGGTATCTTCTCTTTCTCCCAACGCCTCCACCACTCGCGCGGTATAATCGCATTCTCCTCACCCGTCGGGTTCTGCTGATACTGGGCATTCCATTTACTAGGCGGTATGGAAGCGCGGACCGCGGTCAAATCATCCAAACTCCAAAACTCAGGCCAACACGGCTTACCATCCTCAAAGATAGCAGGTAACTCCACGATCTCCCACTGATCCGCCCTGTCGTCCTTCGCCATCGCCCGCATCAACTGACCCGTCATGTCCTTCTCCGACCACCGCGTCTGTACCAAAACAATACTACCGCCCGGCTGTAAACGCTGTCTAGGTCCGCCCGTATACCAATCCCAAGCATCGTCAAAACCACTACTGCTCATAGCCGTTTGCTCCGAGTGCGGATCGTCAATAATCACCAAGTCACCACCACGTCCCGCCAAGTTCGAGCCCACACCCACAGCATAATACATCCCACCACTGCTCGTGTCCCACCGACCACTGGCCTTACTATCCGCCGCCAACTTAACATCAGGAAACACCATCTTATAATCATCACTGTCAATCAAATTCTTGGTCTTTCTACCAAAATTCACCGCCAGTTCCGTCGTGTGTGTCGCTTGAATGATCTTCATTCGCGGATTACGGCCCATCATCCACGCAGGAAACAAAAAGGAAGCAAACTCACTTTTCGTGTGTCGCGGAGCCATGTTGATAATCAAGCGTTTTAGTTCGCCTTTCGCGACCCGCTGAAGCTTCTCCGCTATGATATAATGATGCCTACCTGCAATAAAATCGGGCCACATGGAACGTACAAAAGTTAAAAAATTATCCTGACAAGCCTCGTTCTTTTCAAGCTGCGCTAACCGCAGTCTGAGCTTCAAAAGTTTATCTTCATTGGTCTGATTTATCTGTACATTCATCGGGGGTCCCTGAGCGTTAAAATAGCACTTTTTTCAAAATAGTAAATACTTGTTCGTTTTTACGCATAAATATTTGTGAAAAACATGGCACTTGCACTCGTGCCACAGACACGCGGGCGGTGGTTTCTGGTGCGATTTTTTTGGTTTTTTGATCGTGAAAAATTGACCCGATAAAAACGGGCCCCGCTAAAATTATTGGACCAAAATACTCGGTCCGCGGTGCGCGGTCCTAAAATATTTTATCTCGGATGCGGTACAAGATTCGGAGTCGGAAATACCCCG